CCGCCCACGTCGTACTCGGCCGGCGGATCCAGGCTGATCAGCGCCCACGCCGGCCCTTGCGTGGCAGCGATCGCGTCGGCCAGCCGCTGGGCCATCAGTTCGGCTTCGGACTGCTGGACCGTGTCCACGCCCAGGCCCACCAGCCCGATGACGCGGTACGTGACTTCCCGAACCTGTGGCCCCAGGCGCGTCGGGGCCAGCCACGGATCGCCAGGCACCAGGAACACGGCCGGCGGGGATACCTGGCCGGCGGGATCCTGAACGCGCAGCCCCTGGGCCGTCAGGGACGCTTCCAGCCCTTCGCGTGCGCCGGTAATGGCCGATGTCATGCGATCGAGCCGGCCACGTACCGCCACCGTTCCAGCTGCGGCCGGATGCCTTCCAGGTAGTCGCGGGCAACCCGGATGGCTGCGCCCTGTAGATCCTGGTACGACGTGACGCCAAACGGGGCCGACTTGCGGGCGAACGCTTCGGCCCCTGTCGTCAGGGCGTTCGCCGTGACTTCGTCAGACGCGCCGGCCGGGGGAACGTAGGGCTGGACAGGGGCATCCGTCCAGCCCAGGAACCGATCGATGCCGGCCGACACGGCAAGGGCGCACGCGGCCGCCCAGGCCGTCTCATCCGGCGTCGGGGCCGTGATCCGAACGTGCGTCAGGATCTGCGGCCCCGTGACCCATGCCGTCATGCCTACGCGGCAGCGGACTTGATGATGCCGGCGGGAATGTAGACCGCCGTTGCCCCCAGCCCCCAGACCGCAATGTCGCGCCCCAGCTTCGCCACGTCGTCGTCGGCAATCTGGAACGGGCCATCTTCGTGCCAGCTGGCCGTCGATCGGTTGCTGACAAGGATCGTGCCGGGGTTGACGTTCGCATCATGGATGACGGGGAGGCCGCTGACCTCGGGGCGAAGCTCCGATGCGCGGCCGCTGCCGGTCTGGCCGTTGGCCTGGCCCTCGGGGTTCAGCTGGCCCCCGATGCGCACGAACGCCGTGGACGATGCGAGCACGAACGATGCCGGCGCACCTGTTGCGGCCTGGACGGCCACGGATGCAGCGAACAGGGCCGTGCGGATCTGGTCGGACGTGGCCGTGGCGAAGTCGATGACGATGCTGCCCAGGCCGGCCGTGGCTTCCACGGCATCGACGAACGCCTTATCCGTGACGAACGCGTACGCGGCCAGCAGGATCCGGCCGTACGCGTCCAGGTAGGAGGGATCCGAACGCCGGATCAGCTGGACGGCGAGATCCGATCCACCGCTGTACGTGGCAATGGGCGACGTGCCCTTCAGGATCGGCACGTCCACGGACGTGATTTCGGTCTTCTGGGCTGCCTGGACGCCCACAATCGTGCCCAGGGCCACCGTGACGTAGGGCCAGTCCACGGACATACCGGATCCGCCCAGCGGGGACGCCCCGAAGGCGTCGATCCCCGGCCGGCTGGCAGCGATGATCCCCTTGACTTCGCCAATGACGTTCGCCCCGCCCATGACGCCGGGCGACTCGGACGTGATCTGGTCGGCAAGGGCACGGGCGAAGGCGTCACGGACTTCGGTATCCCGGTAGGCCGCGTGCATCAGTGCGCCCAGGGACTTGTACTGGCCCAGGGACGCGTACGGGCCGGCATCGGACTGGCGCACGACGATGCCCGACTCGGCAATCTCGCGCCGGAACGCGTCAAGTTCCCCGCGCACGATGGCACGCATCATGGGGGCCGGCTCGGGCACGGGATCGGGATCCGGCGTCGGGACCGGCTCGGTTTCGCGCTGCATCGTCACGGTTTCGTCCTCTCTCAGGGCTACGGATGCCCCGGCGTATGCCGGCGCGTACGTTCCGGCCAGGGCCAGGATGGATCCGACTTGCGTATGGGTGACGCTTCCACGGCCGCGTCGGATCTGGCCGGGAAGGAACTGAACGCTGACGCCGTCGGCCCCAGCTGCCACGCGCTCGGCATAGTCGCGGGCGGCCTGGTTGCCCAGCAGCGGCCCGCTGAAACGCAGCCCGTCATCGGCTTCGGACAGGTCCACCATGCCGACGATATGGCGCGTGCCATCGGCGTGTTCGTCCAGGTAGGGGACACGCTTGCCGGCGCGGGCCTTGATCGCTTCCCCGAACGCGCCACGGGCGAAGGACTCGCGTTCGCCAGGATATTCCCGCGTGCGCGTCGTGCTGCCGTCCCACGGCACGGCCAGCCCGTCCAGCGTCGGGGCGTCCCCTTCCTGCCGGATGCTGACGGTCCCCTGGATCTCGGTCGTCTGGTCTGTCATGCGAACGCCCCTGCCGCTTCCTGGGCCGCTTCGTCCACGGCCGGCCCGACTGCCGCAGCCTGTTCCAGGGGCGGATAGCCCTCGGCTTGTCGTACTTCGTCCTTCGTCAGCCATCCGGCACTGATGGCCGACGCCCACGCGGCATACCGGGCGGCCTGTTCGCCACGCGTCAGGGCCGACAGGTCCAGCCGGATGCTGCGGCCCACCAGGTAGTCCCCCGGCAACAGGTCCGACAGCGTGTCCCCGATCGGCTGGCTGTAACCGTTCAGCGTGTACCGCACCAGGTCCAACCCCGCCTGTTCGACATTCTGGTAGGTCAGGCTGCCGGCATAGCTGGGTGCGTTGACGTAGGCCGGCGGAACGCCCATGTAGCGGGCTATGGATGCGATCAGCCGATCAGCAGCCTGGGCCGCTTCTTCGGTTCCCAGGTTCGCCCCGAACGCCTGTGCCTTCGCGCCCTTGCCCATGACAGCGGGGTAGGCCGGCCCCTTCTTGCGCCGCTCCAGCCAGCGTTCGGCAATGTCCTCGCCCTGCTGCTTCGTAAGGTCCTGGTCGGTCGTCAGCACCACCAGCGGTGCCCCGCCCGACTCCCACCAGCTGCCGGCGTACAGGGCGGCCGATGCTGCGGCTTCGATCTGCTGCCGCGCCAGGGACAGGATGGCGGCCACGGCCGGCGTCACGGACGGGAACGTGGCCCGCTGGATGAAGCGCAAGTCATCGGGGGCGATGATTTCGTCCCCGTAGCGGTACACGCGGCTGCCGGGATCCTTCGTCAGCAGGGCGGGGTTCAGGGGCACCAGGGACCAGGGCACGCCTTCGTCATCGGTCCCGCCCATCAGCCGCAGCGGACAGATGTTGTACAGGGCCATCGTGGACGTGACCAGCCACGTCCAATGCCGGCGCGTCAGCCGCTGCATGGGCCGGCGTGCCAGCCGGGAGTCGGGCAGCCGCGTCAGCCCCCTCCACTCGCCCCAGCTGGCCGACGCCACGCCATCGCTGATCAGCCGCACGCACGCGTACAGGGCATCCACGGACAGGGCCACGGCCTCGGATGATCCACGCCCCGACGCCCACTGGCTGGTATCCAGCACGCCGCCTTCGAACGTCACCTGGCGGCCGGCCGGCGGATCCGACTGGGCAGCTACGACCAGGGATCCCGCCGGCCGACGATGGCTACGCTTTGACACGACACGTAGCGTGCCCGAACTGCCGGCCGAATACCAGTACCGACGGCCCTACGTGAAGATCTGGGGCACCAGGTCGACGTTCGCTTCCTGTGGCCGCGTCAGGGCATACAGGGCCATGGCAGCGGCCACGATCGCGTCGATATGGCCCGTGGACTGCCGGCGGGACAGTCGCCAGCTGTCGCCCCGGATGCTGCGGGCCGCGCCGGCCAGGTGGGCAGCGAACAGCACGTCGGCACTGTGGCTGACCTCCCCGCCCAGGATCAGCCCTTCCAGGTTGGCCGATGCGCCGGCCATCTGGCTCGGCCCCATGCCGACGATCGGCCAGCCCGCTACCGCTGCGGCCCCTTCCAGGTGCGGTGCCAGGGCCGCTCCCTTGTCGTACACGATGGCCGCCGGCTGCCACGTTTCGATGGCCTTCGCCAGTGCCCCGATCAAGTCGCCAGGGCTGACGGCCGGCCGGGATGCCGTCGCCACCAGTTCATCGGCCACGGCTACATGGGGCCGTTCGGTTTCAGGCAGGAAGCCAGCCACGGCGATCGTCGCCCGCTGCCAGCTGCCGACAGCGTCAGCGGCCAGGATGATCCGGCCGGCCTCTGCCGGGATGGCCGCGTCGGGCTTGCCCAGACTGGCCCAGATCCATGACGGGATGATCGACTGTTCGCCGATCGTCCAGCGGTTCAGGCGCTCCCGCCGGAAACTGTCCCGCGTCATGGACACGCGTTCGTACGCGACGGCCGACGGCAGGACCAGGCTGCCCAGGGCGGGGTTCGCCAGCCCAACGGCGCGGGGATCGTCATCGTCCACGTCATCCGGGGGCGCGTACCAGATCATCCCGAAGCCCTCGCCAGGCTTGCCGGCCACGACGGCGCGGCCCAGTTCATACCACGCCCGCAGCAGCACGCTTCGATCCGTGCCGGCCGATGACAGCCCGACGCCCAGGCCGTGGCTGCGGGTTGCCATCGTCGGCAGCAGCGCGGCCCACAGTTCATCGGTTGTCTGCGTCATGACTTCATCGATGACGTTCAGGTCAACCGTCAGGCCGCGTGCGTTGCTGCGGGCCTCTCGGGACAGCACGTCGTACAGGCGTCCTCGAGGACCGCGGATGCCGGCATAGGCCGACACGTACACGCCGGCCAGGGGTTCCAGGTCATACAGCACGTCCAGGTAGAGACGGTGCGCCTGGCGTCGGTCGTAGGCCGTGCCGATGATCGTGCGCCAGCCGGGATGCAAGCCCATGACGGCGAAGCCCACCAGGGCACGGATCAGTGCCGTCTTGCCCGACTGCCGGGGCGTGCTGATGACGACGTGCCTGTGGGCCGGCGTGCCGCTTCGATCGCACGCCAGTGCCCAGTCCAGGGCGGCCGACTGCCACGGCAGCAGCGTCAGCCCGATGGACTTCGCTGCCCACGCCTTGATCTTCGGGCCGATCGTATGCGTGGCCCACGCCGGTAGCGGGGTCGCGTACAGGGGTTCGGGCCTCAGGCGTGGCCGGCGCAGCAGCACGGGCCGCAGCGTGGCTTCGGATCCGCCCGACTCGCGCCACGCCCGCATCGCCAGCCGGATGCGGGCCTGTCGGTTCAGCTGGACGGCATCCTGGCCCAGCGTCCCGCGCTCGATGGCGCGGGCGACTTCCAGCATCCGTTCGGTATGGCCGGCATCCGGCCGGTCCCGGTCAGGCTCGGTCAGGTCCGATCCCTTCCACCGTACTCGCCAGGAATCG